CACTACAAGAGACGTACTCTTCAGCAACCATGTCGAACCCAAATTTCACATTGGTTCCTCATGAACCAAGCTAGTAAATATCCAATCGAAGAATCTATCGCCTGCGCCGTCTTCTAAAGCAGCTGCAACACTAGGATAGATAGCGTCGTCCATATGCGCTCTACCAGAGTGAACGTAGAAAATTCGTCCTCCCGCAAGAACTCGTAACAACATGGTAAAAGCAATTGCGTATTTGTATACATGCTTCATAAGACTTCCCAAATTGAGTTGGACTGGACGCGGGTAGCGCAGCGGACCAGCGGCTAGGCCACTAGTTCAAAGCTAACAATAATGATCTAAATTTCTTTTTCTTCGGTTTCGTTTGGCAGCTTAAAAAGAGAGATTTTAGGCTCTTCAAACACAATGTCTTCGGAGGTTGAACGCTTGTTTGTTGTTTGGCTTACCCCTTTAGGGCCTAAACCAGACTCTAAAACTTCATCTTTTCCAAGGTAGGTCATATGGATTCTCCGACCACCTTTGAGTGTTAATTTTTCTCTCGCGAACCAGCCGGCCTTTGACAAGGCCAGCCGGTGTCGCTGAGCAGTGGTAGTAGTCCAGCCGAAATACTCCGCCGCGTCCTTGTCATTTATAGGAGTATTATCGGTGCTAGCTATTCTTAGATAATATTCAAATAATACTAAGGCGTAGATGTTCACTTCGCGTACTAGTAAGCGGCGCTCAGTGTGGTTTAGGGCATACTTCAAACGGAACCCATCATTGTTCCGTCGCCTAATGTACTTAACGTGGTCTGATCTAGCTGTCATGATGATCTCTGTTGCATAATTTGTAATATTATAGCCGCTAGTGTCACAGAACCTACATATTTCGTACTGTCAGGTACGAAGTACGGATGATAATTATCGGTAAGTCCTTGATCTTTAGGGGTTTACTATCAAGAAACCCCTCTTAGAGTATAGGGAGTGCGTGCTACGTACTTCAGCCCTCCTCACACGTACTGGATTATGTAAGTCACTGATTTACAACAAGACCAATAACCGCCACGTACGAAGCGTTATATATCCCAGAAAAGGTTTTCGGGGCAGGAGACAATCTACATATCGTTTCTGACAGAAAATCGCATGATTGAAACAATGGTTTCAGATTTGGTGGGTAGAGAAGGTGGTTTTGTAAACCATCCTGATGATCGTGGTGGTGCTACCAACATGGGTGTCACATTGGAGACCTTGGCTAATTGGCGTAACGCGCCCTGCACTGTTGAGGACGTTAAGAAGCTCACTTACGAAGAGGCTTCTGACATCTACTTCAATGAATACTGGGAAGCGCCGAAGTTCCACGAGCTGCTTGTGCATGCTGTGGTTGAGGAGATGTTATTTGACGCTGCTGTACACCATGGGCCAGGCCGATCCGTCAAATTATTGCAGAAAGCAGCAGGAATTGGTGCAGATGGGCTGATAGGAGAGCATACAAAGGCTACTGTGCGCGATATGGACCCCGTCCTGCTCTCTTCGCACTTAATTGGAGGCAGAGTAGCCTATATCGGACAAATCATCACCAAGCGGCCTGAGCAAGCTGTGTTTGCAGCTGGTTGGGCCAATAGAATGGAAGAATTCATCTGCAAGATCGCTGAAATTTGAAGCCAACGCTAATAACTGAGCAAAAGCACAGGATAAAGTTCCAGGATAAAGCTATTTGCGATCAAGCCAAAAAGATTCAAGAGCAGCAAGAACGTATTGCGGAGCTGCTGACCAGTCGCCTTAGGACCGAGCCTCCCCTCGCGGGGAGGTAGTACTGGTAGTACTGGTAGTACTGGTAGAACTGGTAGAACTGGTAGAACTGGTAGAACCAGTTTTTATAGGGTTACCCTTTAAATTCTCAGAAAAACTTTTCTTAGCAACCTACATTGTCCCGATACGATAACTCGGAAGAAGACAATGTCCACTCTACCGTTAACCAGTGAAGAGCTTAGAGACGCACTTCCTGCGAAGGTAAAAAAGTCTGTTAATCAACAATTGATCGATCAGGTCAACAATGTGATGTCAGACCCTGATACATACGAACAGTACCGTGAAAATCTGCTCAGTTACGCCAGTGTGATGAAAGACGGTCGGTTTAAGATTTCTAACTACATAACTGCGGTTAAGTACGTTAGTTACAAACTACAAGGTCGGACAAACGCTGCGGCCTACGGCCTGACGTTTCCCGACAAGATAATAGATTTTCATGCCCGCAAAGTAGAACCTAAGAACATTAGTAGCTACGTTACGGCCTATAACAAGTCAAAGCTGGTCTCGCTGCTCATGGAGCAGACGATGACCCCGGTATGGGTGCTTAATCAGGATCTATACCAATCTGGTATTAACGTCCTCGCTGAGCTGATGCTCACAGCCAATAGTGAGAAAGTGCGGTCTGATTCTGCAAGCGCCCTCCTCACCCAGCTAAAACCACCGGAAACTAAGAAGATTGAGATTGACGTTGGCTCTGCGGAAAACGAGACAATTAAAGCTCTGCGCGATTCCACAATGGAATTTGTAGCAATGCAAAAGCAAATGATTAAGTCCGGCATGGTAAATGCCGAAGAAGTGGCTCGTCAGCCTATGATCATTGAACTTGATGCTGAGGTAGTAAACCCATGAGTGATTTTGATGACTCGCTCATTGACCGGTCTGGTATTACGTTTGACGTGGCAGAAGCCTTAAAGGTTGACCAATATCTCCAGAAAATGGACTACAACGTCGATCCAGACTACGTCCCTAGTGCCTTTGCGTTAGAGTTTGTTGTTTTTATAAAACTGGTTAATGGCGCTGATGGCGAGGAAAACACCACGCCACTAGTGCACTACTACATGCTCGATACGCTGACGGAGAATGGAGCTAGAATTGTTAATCTCTGCCATCGTGGAATCGCCAAAACGACCCTGATGGGTGAGTATTTGTTTCTGTATCTAGGCGTATACGGCGCTGTGCCTGGTTTCGGCAGTATCAACCTAGCTCTTTACGTTTCTGACAGCATTGAGAACGGCGTAAAGAACATGCGGAAGAACCTTGAGTTCCGCTGGGAAAGCTCTGAGTTCTTGCAGAAGTACATACCCATTACTCGTTTTACTGACATTCGCTGGGAGTTTAGAAACGCTGACGGCAATGTTTTTATTGTAAAAGGCTATGGTGCTAAGACCGGTGTTCGGGGAGCCAAAGAGCGCGGAAAAAGACCGCAACTAGCGGTTCTTGATGACTTAATTTCTGATGAAGACGCACGCTCGGCAACAGTCATTGCTGCCGTGGAGGACACTGTTTATAAGGCAGTTGACTACGCGCTACACCCACGAAAGAACCTAGTTATCTGGAGCGGAACCCCATTTAACGCAAAAGACCCGCTTTACAAAGCAGTAGAGTCTGGAGCTTGGGCCGTCAACGTATTCCCTGTTTGTGAACGGTTTCCCTGCACGAGAGAAGACTTTAGAGGCTCTTGGCCAGACCGGTTTACCTACGATTACGTGGTGATCCAATACGACAAAGCTCGAAAGCTTGGCAAGATTGACACGTTCAATCAGGAGCTGATGCTCCGCATCATGTCAGACGATGACCGTCTAATCAGAGACGCTGACATTAAGTGGTACAAGCAAGCCTCTGTAGCCGACAACCGCAATCGTTTTAACTTTTACATCACGACAGACTTTGCAACGAGTGAACGCCAAGCTAGCGATTTCTCGACTATTAACGTCTGGGCAATCAACAATAACCGAGATTGGTATTGGGTCGACGGCATCTGTAAACGCCAGTTAATGGATCAAAACATTAATGATCTGTTTCGACTAGCGCAGCTGTGGACGCCTCAAGAAGTAGGCATCGAGGTCTCTGGGCAACAAGGTGGTTTTATTCCTTGGATTGAAGAGCAAATGCTGACTCGAAATATTTACTTCACGCTAGCCAGCGAGGGCAATCAAGCTCGCCCAGGAATACGCCCTACAACCAACAAAATGCAAAGGTTCAACACCGTAGTGCCCTGGTTTAAGGCCGGGAAGATGTATTTTCCTAATGAACGGCAGTCAGGGCCAGAGCTTATAGAGATGATGGAGGAACTGAGCTTGGCTTCGCCAAGCGGGTTCCGCAGTAAGAAAGACGACCAAATAGATAACATTTCTATGCTTGGTTTAATGACGGTATGGCCTCCAAGTCAAGAAGCAGTTAGTTCAGAAAAGTCAGACGGATTGTGGGAGATTGATGACAATGAAACGGCCAGTGAGGCCCTAGAATCTTATATTGTGTGAGGCATTAAATGTTATTGACTGAAGTGTACGACCAGCTCGCGTACGGAGAACTACGCAACACTGTCTTGGGCGATGCCATTGGACTAACTGGTTCTATGGATGGTGCTGCAGACGGTACTAACGTTGAGACTATTCATGCCAAAGTATTGCCGCTAGTAAAGTTAGGAATCACTGAATTGCACAAAAGATTCTTGTTGCGAGAGGTTACTATC